CTGAAGGAGTTTGTCCTGGTAATATGTTTTCTAATTTTTCAGGTTCAATATATGCTTTTGCTATTGTTCCGTATTGTGAAGGTAAGCTTAAAGCTCTAACTAAATAGTCATCTTGAGTTACACTTCTTAACTGTGTTGCAAATGTTGATAAAGCATTAAATCTTATTTCATCATTTGTATCACCATCTTGTCCTCCAGACGCTGCTATTGGGTTATTAATAGCTACTGAATTGAATACAGTTTGAGCTAGTACTGGATCTAGATTATTGTTTTGAAATCTAATGTTTGAAGTGGTATTAACGTTAGTTAAAGCATTAGCCGGTATATTGGCTTGAACTCCACCTCCAGTTAAATATCTCACTGTTAATGTAGTATTATACGGTGCTATACCGTATGTGTCAGTGTATAAGAAGTTAGATGGAGAGAAAGCAGTTGTTAATAAAGAACGCTTATATGGTAGTCCTAAACCTATATTATCAGTGTTAGGAATAATTTCTTCATCTTTATTTTGAGTATTAGTTCCAGCTCCAAACTGTAATTGTAAAGTTGTTGGAGTTGTAAATCTAGATACAAATCTACGAGGTACTTTTCTTAATTGTAATAAGTATGGTACTTCACCTTCATCTGTATAAGTATTAGGATCATTTGGATTAGTATTTTTGACTGTGTCAAATACCATTTCTTGAGCCATATATGGAACTTCATACCATTCATTACCATCACTATCAATAATATCTAAAATACCTATAATATTTGAATTATTAATATCTACTGTTTGGAAACGTTCTGGGGCTCCAAAAGTAAAAGTAGTTGTTTGAATGTTTGAAGATATTGCTTTTCTTGTTTTTTTCAATAAGAAAAATTCAGGTATATTACCATTTAAACTATAAATAGTAACTTGTGTAGGGTCTGAAGAACTAGAAAAGCTAAAATCAATAGCATCTTGGATTAAAAATCCGGTTGAACCTACTAAATTTGAACTTATAGAAGTGTTTTCAGCTATTTGTAAAGCATAACTATAATCAGGAACATATGTGTCTCCTGATAGTAAAGAAGGTACTTGTTGATAAAAATCTACATCTACTGTAGCAGCTCCTGTTACTTTAGGTCTATACCCTAACATGTAAGCTAGAGTATATAAGTTATTTTGTTGTCTGGTAAATTGGATAAAGTTTTCTTGAACTTGATTATCAAGATAAAAAGACATTACATCTCCAACATACGCTGACATTTCCATAAACATCATACCAGGTGATGCAGGAGTGAAATCATTATAAGTTGTTGGGAAGTATGTTTTAGCAAATTCAATAAGAGCTGCTCTTAATTCACCAAAATCTTTATTAATATATTTTATGTCTCTAGTTTCAGTTGCCATTATAGTGTTATTGTAATAGTTTCAGTAGCATTATTTAAAACAGAATATACTAGTACTAATTGTATAGCATTTTCTTCATATATTGGAGATAGAGTTAATTGATCTACTCTCACTGATGGGAAATATCTTTTAAGATCATTTGTTAATTTAATTTCTAAAGCACTTAAAGTATTTGGTGTTATTTGTTCAAATAATTGTGCTCTTAAATTAGCTCCAAAAGTAGGATTTAATACTCTTTCTCCAGTATTAGTTAATATATAGTTAATTATATTTGATTTTATTTGATCTGTTGTAGTGTAAGTAGATCTAAAAACTCCAGCTGCTGAAAAAGGAATAGCCACACCAACAGCTACTCGTTGGTTTAAATCTAAAGGATGTTGGTTTGGTATTCTATATGCCATTATTTAGTCATTATTCCCATTATTTGATCTAAACTTACTTCACCTGGAGGTAATGATGATCCTTCTCCAGTTGTATTAACAGGAGGTGGAACATATGCTGGTTGAACCATTGATGAATTTGCTGTAATTACAGTATCAAATTCTCCTCCAATCATACTTCTTAAGTTACGTTTGATGTCAACTGGGATATTAGTTTTAGTTGGTTGTACTGTTTCAGTTACAACTGTTTTAGGAGAACGAACTGCTTCTAAAAGTATTTCTTTCATTTCTTCTTGGAATACTTCACGAACTGCTTCTTTGATTAACTTTTTTAAAATATCTGTTTTCATGTCAATAAATATTGAATTATTCAGCTGTTAAATTAGGATTTGAATCAATTGTAAACTTTAGTTGATCTATTAATACTTCAGGGTTAGAAGCAAATGAGGGTTCTGTTTTTAAAACAGGTACTCCTTGCTTATTTAATGCTTGAGCAAATCGTCTTGGGTATTTACTTGAACTTGTTTCATCTAATTGTAATTCTAATTTAAAGCCTTTATATGTTAAATTATTTTGAGTTTGAGCTATTTCTTGTGATTGATTATTTAATAAATTTATTTCATTGTTTATCTCAGTAAATGGTATGTCTTGATCTTCAGAACATTGTTGGATTAGAACATCTAAAACATTAAGTAAATTTAAAGCTGAACCTAATAATGAACCAAAAGCGGCTGCTGTTATAGTTAAACTACCTACTACTATTTGGCTTTTCTTCAAACTATCTTCTAATGAATTCACAGATGCTCCTATAGTTACTATTGTACCTACTTCCACTGGAGGTAAACCTAAAACAGGGATACCTGTAGTAGGGTATGGGATAGCTTTAATTGCATCTATTCCAACTTGTATACCTGCTAATACAACATTTGTAGTAGCTGCAGTTTTAGTGATAACTTTTACATTTTGATATAAATTATTAATTTGAGTGGCTACACTGTTTCTTTTATTAACTAGTTGTTTTAAAGTTTGTTCATTAGGACATGATATATACTCTTTAAGTTCATTTAATAATGGAATTAAAATTTGAGGACTAATTCCTTGTTGAAATAAAGCCCTATTACTTATTATAAATTGAACCGCAGTTAACCCAAAAGGAGTTAATTGTTTGATAATAAAAGGTATTAATTTGGCTTGTATCTCTTCTTTTTTATTAATCAGAATACTAATTAATTTAGCCTCAAATGGTAAAGCAAGTAATAATAATGCCTTTGTAACATCTAATTCTTGATTATTAAGAGTTTGATTAACTTGAGAAGTAGCTATATTTGTTATATCCGGTTCTTCCGTTAATGTAACTCTAGATACATCAAATGATACACCACCAGCTGTTGATTCTTCTTGAGGAGGAATTTCTTCTCCTAAATCTGAAGGTGGGGGAGTCTCAGTGACATTATCTTTTTGAGGAGGATAAAAAGTTCCATCAAAAGAAAATCCAAAATTTTCTCCATTAAATTCTACTTCAGAAATAGCTGAAGCAACAGTATATGAAGGAATACCAAATAGTTGTTCACCAATTTTAATCCCATCATTTTTTATTGTTATAATAATGGTGCTCTGATCAACACTAGGTGAGTATGTATAATTTACGTTCATCTATTATCACATATTTTAAAAGAGTATACAGAAGGTTCTTTTAGTACTCCTTTTCGTTGGTTTAAAATAAAAGATTCATTAACACCAATGTTTGTTAAAGATATAACTGTGTCTTCTCTTTTAATAGGAAAACCATAAGCTATAGGATTTCCAGCTCCTACTGAGTATTGGAGTGCTAAATCTACTATAAGTGAATCATCTCTGTTTGATAAATTAGGATCTTTTATTGTTTGTCTTAAATTAATAAATTCCACCAGTTGGTTTTTAATATTTTTATTTGATTCTACATCAACCAATAATATTTTCTTTAATTCTTCAGTATTAAATGTTTTTCTAACTATTGTGTCATCATTTAAAAGGGATGTACCAAATAATGATAGATAAACAATAAATTCCCATGATGTAATATTTCCAGGTGTGTTTGGGGCTTGAGTGTAATAATTTAAATATTTACCATTTATTCCAAATCTGTCTGGGAATGTGAATGCGTTTAATGTTATTTTAGTGGCTCCAGGAGGTTTTATTAATGTTCTTTCTCCTTGCATAGGTCCATCTTCTTTAATTTGTCTAGTTGCACAATTAACCTGAGTTAATTGGGCCTCTAATCTAACATATTGATCAGATTCTTTATCTCCACCTACTAATATTCTAGATTCAATTTTTGGAATAGGTGAACCATTTTCTTTAAAAAAATTTTCTATATACTTTTTAAGAGAATTATATCTTTTTTCAGATAATGATTTTTGAGGAAGTTGAGGTGTTTTTTCTGTTCCTTTAGGTCCAGCCCAATTAGGATTAGGTGTGACTCCATCTTCTAAAAATTCTTCTCTATCAAAGTTAGGAATAGTTGATTCAGAGGCTACAATTGTTATTTGGTATAGTCCTGAGTTTTCATTAACAAATTCATTAACATTAAATAGTTCCCAATATAATTGTTCTTGTATTTTAGGATTTAAAGATGGTATAAGATATTTACCTCCTTCAAATCCTCCCTTTAAGTTTAATAGTCCTCCATAAAATGGATCTATTTGTGGTCGTGAGGGAGTATATGCTCCTGTTGGTTGTGGGTTTTTAATTTTATATAAAGTGAACTTATCTTTGGTAAAAGTTATAGTAGTATCTTTTGGATTTATACTATCAGGAGCATTTATGTTGAAAACTCCTTCCTTATCAGTTATTGTATCTTGAGAAAAAGTTCCGGATTTAAGAGCAACTTTAACTCCTTCTAAAGCTTTTCCACTATCACCCAATAATTTTCCTGAGAATCTATTTGGCATATTATATTGTTTTTACTTGTTTAGACAATAAATTTTTACCATCAACTATATTTTGTATAGATTGTCCTAATTGATTGGCTTTACTAGCAGCTTGTTGTAAAGAAGCTATTGGGGCACCAACTGAGTCTGTAGCTGTTTGAAAATATACTCCTAACCCTGTTAAAAATGATGCTACTTCTCCTAATACTATGTTTAGATTTTCACCTAAAACTAATGATTGAAGTTGTGTTCCCTCAGCACCTGCTGTTGAACCTAAATATACTTTAGGAGCAACTAATGCTATTTGGTTACCACCATCTACATTTACAGATGTATCTGAAGTTAAATGTATAGATTTTTCAGCACTTAAAATTATAGAATCATTTTTAGCATTGAATAATAAACGACCTGAGTTTAATATAATTTGCTCACCAGAGTATACTCCAGCGGCTTCAGGTGGTGTACTTTTTCTATATGAATCTTGTCTATTGCTAGCTAAAAATAAAGGTATTTGTTGAGTAGAAGTCAAATAAATAGATGACTTATCATTATTTATATCTTCTACTGTTGGTACCCAAGACTCAGTTGTTAATGGGCCTTGTCCATTTCTAATAATAAAGATTGGAGAACCATTATCTCCTGTTGATGACCAAGTATTAGGTATTTTTGCATTATTAACTGTAGAACCTAATCTAATTGAATTACCAAATCTACCTTCATAAATTATATCACCTTCATAAGGTAGTAAAGGATGAACATCAATAACATTATTTTCATTAAATGTTTGTCCTAAATTTATTTCAGTACTTTGATCTGTTATTCGTCTAACAGAACCTGCTTCTACTTGTTGATAATCTTTTTGTTGTGAATCAGGTAAAATATTAGATGAAGGAATACCATTGTGTATTTGACTATTCCAAACATTTATAGGAGGTAAATAATATGCGGTTACAGATGTTGTATTTTCAGTCACATCAACATCTGTTAAATAAATAATAGGAACTAACTCATTAATTAATGGATATTGTTTTATATTTGGAAAAGCAGGATATGCTGGGATTAAAGGTATTTGATCTGAAAATATTGGATTTTTAGTAGATTCTATAAATATAGTTCCTATCCCATTCCACTCTCCAAAATCATTAAATCTTTTATGAGAATTATCTAAAATAATATCTCGTACTCTACTAGAGATAATATTAGGAGATATAGCTACAGTTTTTCTTCCTAATTCATTAGCTGAAATGTTTCTTACAGCAGCACTAAAACCATATTTTGGTGTAGGCATTATTTGTCCTCCTCTTTAAACTTATCTATTTCTGCTAGTAATTGAGCTTTTTCTTCATCAGATATACCAAATTCTCCATTACCACCTTCAGAATTATTAGCTATAATACGTTGGATGATGGTAGCCATTTTAATTAGTTGCTCATCATTTTTAACACTTATTTCTAAGTATTCTTTAATTAAAGGAACAATTAAAGTGGCGTCACCTATTTCTTGTACTAGTGGTTTTAATTCACCTATTAAAGCTGATATTTGTTTGTCTTTTTTCTTTTGGTTATTGTAAATTTCCTCTAATATGTCAGAGAATTTTTTACCACCAAATACTACACTATCTAAATTACTCATAATTGATATTTGTTATAAATATGAATATTAGAATTTTGTATATCCATTTTCTAAGTAGAAAAGGTAATTCTTTTTAAATATGACAAAAAGTTGATCTGAGATTTTAGTGATTTTAGGGGTTTTAACGTCAATAATTTCTCTAATGTAAATATATAGTGCTTTTTTGTTGAAGATGTCTATATTGTCTCTTTTACGAAATATTTCCAATACTGCATCTGCTATTTTAGCATCATCTTTTTTAGGAAATAAAGTGTAAATATTGTTAGTACAATGTTCTACAAACTCATCTATAAAATTATTTAGTTTAACACTTGAAGGTACTTCATCAAGATCATAGCTATAATTTTCATCTGTTTCTAAAATGTCAACAGGTGCCTTATCTACTTTCTTTTTATAGTTTTTGTTATTCTCATTTATCAAATAACGTTTAGCTATTGTTCCAAAATAAGAATATGCTTTTGCTCCCCTACTAGGATCAAAACGATGAATTTTTCTAAGTAAGAATTCAATTACTTCATGTTGTAAATCTTCAATATTATCTACTTCAGTATGATAAAATTTAAAAGTATGGATAATATTTTCTGTTAATTTAAAGAAAGGATAGTGTATTCTATCTCTATATATTCTACTTCTTACAGATGGATCTGGAGTATTATTATATAGTACAATAGCATCTTCAGTGTCTTGTGTGAAGTATTGTACTCCTTTTTTCTTAGGTTTCTTAGTTATTACTTCTTCACTCATAAGTTCTTTACATTAAATTCATCTAAAATTTCTTGGATTTGTTTAATTTCTTGAAAGAAGAAACCTACTTCATCGTCAGCTTCAAAATGGCCCTTATGGTCTATTTCTTTAAGCTTTTTACTTGAGAAATCAATTATACCTGAAATTTTATTTAAGTAAGCCATATATCCAGCTAAGATATCTTCTTGGCGTTCATTCTTTTTAAGAAGGTTAAAGGTCGTGTATCCTAAGATCACGACCGTTAAACCTAATATCATTATTAATGTTATCATAGGTTATCTAACATATTTTTTAAACTATTGCTCTGGATGTTACCTAATGCTTTAGTTTTAGTAGCAGCTTTTTTAACAGTTGTATTTACAGGAGCTTTGATATTTCCTTTTTTAAGTTTAGGATTCCATTCTCTTTCAAATTCAATTCTAGCAGACATTAAGTCTGCTTGGTGGATGATGTGAATTAGAGAAGTACGAGGTTTAGTTTCTGGTGACCAAGACATTAAATATGATTTATTTGCTTCGTCATATAAACCATCATGTAATTTAATAGCCAACCACTCGTTACGAGACATCATAATACCATGAGTCATCAAAAGATGAATTCCTCTATCTGGTACGGCCATGTATTCTAAACGATCGTTGAATTTGTAATCTTCACCTAGTTTTTCTTTACGCCACTGATCATCCTGAGGAATATAAGCTTCGTTTCCTTCGTCACCCATTTTTCCTAAATCATGATTTAGAGCTGAGAATACTAATTCTTCAACTGTATAAGTGGAAGTATCTACTCCCATTTCTTCCCATACAAAATGTAACTTAAGTGCTCCTTGTACTACTCGGTTAACGTGTTCTACATAACCACCTGGAAATGCATTATGATATTCTTTCTTATGAGACGCAGGCATCATCATAATACGTTCTGCATGCTTTTCATAGAATTCAAGTAATTGGTCTTTTCTATCTCCAGTAATATGTGTTTCAATATTACCTAGAAATTCTTCCCAATTCTCTAAAATTTGTTCAGCTGTTAATTTCATTATCTGTAGCTTATTGGTTCACTTTCAATGTACAAACGAATTTGACTCACAGAGTCCTTTAGTTTTTCAATAGTAGCCAAATAAGACTCAATTGGCTCTCCTCTTTTTAGAATAAAATTCATTTGGGATGTTATACCATCAATTTTATCTAACTCATGTAACACACTGTTTCTGTTCTTCATAATTTATGATTTATTAATTTGTTCTACGTTATTACGTGACTACGTTTTTATTATAGTCACTCTTACTCGTATCCATACGATACATTAGAAGAACAATAAAGCCAAGCTATTCTTAAGAAAGGGACATCACATCCTGGATTTTCTTTAAAACAGCACATTTTTCATACTCTTCTAAAGACTCATAATAATGTAAAGATATATTTATAGACTGCTTTAGTTTATCATCTGAATACATTTTCAAACACTCAAGATGGATAGGATTTGTTATATCCAGTTTAGATATGTAATCAAAAGCTCTAGTGTACACCATGTAACTACTAGCTTTCTTTATATCATCAATGTCTAAAGGTGGTTCAACTGAGGAAAACATACTTATAAGTTGTTGTGAGAACACTTTATAATTCATCACTAATTTCTTAAACATACCTATCCACATAACAGGTGATTCAGTTAAATCCAGTTTAGTAGTTGGATTATTAATTGAATCTTTTTCCTCAAATAAATCAAATACTTTGTTTATATCCATATATATAAATATCGTTAAAAGTGGGATTAAACCACTTGCTATTATCTTTAATGAAATGCTATACTA